GCCGTCTTCGCCGCTCATCAGCTGTTCTGTCTCAGCGTCACCAATCTGGACGCCCTTTTGCTTCACGCGCACAAAGCTGCTGCGAGTAGTCCGCTTCACGCGGTTCATGTAGGTGGTGTAAATCCAGTTCATCGCCTTCAGATGGCAAAGTCCCGGCTTCATCGGGCTAGGGGACCAGAGCTTTTCTGGCTGAAGACGGAAGTCGAGCTTGCGGCACGGCCAAGCGTCAATCTGGAAGAACGGGATTTCCCATTCGCCAGCCCAAAGCAAGCGCCCCTCAGCCAGAATGTACTTACGCGGGCTATTGTCGATCTCTTGCTTGTCGCCTTCAACTGGCTTGCTGTCACCCGTGTCGCCGCAGTAATTATAAACATCCGTGCGGAAGTAAAATTCCGTGTACTTCACAATGTCGCTGTTTGCGCTGGTGCCCTTCAGCTCGGAAACGTCAAAAATGGAGTCTTCACCAATCAACGCCTTCAGCTCAAAGCGCGGCTTCGTCCGTTCACGGCGAATCCAGTTCACTTCCTCTGGCGACTTCGCATCAGGGTCTTGGCCGAAGTTCTCAATGCTGTCAAAGACGGCGTACGGGATCTTCTTGCGCTCATTCCAGCCAAACCACAGAACGCCAGCGCCTAAAAAGGCTTCGTTCAACGTGCGGCGAACGGTCGTCTCCAGATTCCCGGTACGCATGAAGTAGTCGAGCATCTTGCCTTCAAGCACAAAGCGCTCAGCGTCCCAGCGATCCGGCACGTCTTGCGCCGTTACTTCAGCAGTCGGATTCTGCGGATACAAGTGGCTGCCGCAGATTTCAATATATTCAGCAACGCGGTTGATGGTCGCCTTGAAGTCGTTTTCTTGAAGGTCCCAGCCCGTGTACATGCGCTTGTACGCACCGTCGTCGTCGTAGGCGAATGACTTCAGCTCCTTCATGTCCTTCATGAAGGCAGTGCGCTCGCCGCCATTTGATCGCGTCAGCAGCTCAGTAAGTTTAGCGGCAATCTTCTTGTGGTCAGGTGCGTTCATTGTTTTCTCAGGAAGACTTCTAGGACAGCAGGGACATCAGACGCGCCGAAGCGTTTGACGTAAACTCTTTCGCCGCGTACGGGGAACACACGCTCATCACCAGCTGGCAGGTAGCCAAGCTGATCGCCGCTGCCGCCGTACAGCACCGCTGCGCGTTCGCTTGCCGACTCGCTTTGATACCCAAGAAGCGTCACCTGCAAGATCTCCGATTTCTTAGGGTATCCAGCAGCGGCCAGGGCAGCGGATGCCAGTGACGCCAACGCTGACGCTGTTGAACCTATAGTGACAGAAATTGTCACATAGTCACCTGCTAAAGTTGCTTCGCTTGGGCTGCTCATGTTATCTTTTGAAAGTCAGTGGGCGATAAAGTAGGCCAAGCCCAAGGCCTAGCCGATGAATGCGCCACTTTGGGTGTAGTGCCGCTGGCGGAGTGCCCCCATCTGGCCCTAAGTACCAGTTGCCAGCGAACCAGTAGGCCGCATGCCAGTTGCTCCCATTCCACGGCATCAGCCCTCCGCCGTAATGGTGCTGGTGGTGCGGTTGCCTGACGAATCGGCAACGCCAGACACCACGTTGCGCGTGTCATCAATTGAGCGGAACACTGGCGATCCTGAACCGCCGCTGACCTTGCCTGCTGCGACGGCGGTCAATACGTCCATCGCCTCGCTGGCGCTGTATCCGCTGGCGAGTAGGTAATTCCACACCGCTTGGCCGACGTTCGCCGTCGTCAGCCCGGTGCCAGTGACGACGATATCAATGCTGGCATTGGCCACGCCATTCATGCCGCCCTCAAAGTCGCCTGTGCCGACTAGATCCAGCAACGCGCTGGCGATGCCCGCCATGTCGCCTTCCAGTGTGCCGGTGCCCGTCAGATTGAAGGACGCATTGAGGTCGCCAACGACTGAACCGGTGAATGTTCCGGTGCCCGTCAGGGCGATGATGCCCACGACTAACTTCTGTCCCGCGCCTGCGAAGTCGCCCGATCCGGTAAAGTCCACGCTGCCAAGGATAGCCGCGTACCCGGTTGCTGTCAGGTCGCCATCGCCTTGCGGACGCCACGATCCTTCGCCAACGGCAATCGGCGGATCGTACACGCGGGACAAGTAAAAGCCGACCGGATTGGCAGCCTGTGCCAGCACGGCGCTGGCCATGTCCGGCATGATGAACTTCTCAAACTGGCGATAGCTGTTCCAGCAGCCGGGAAGAAGCGATTGCGCGCTTCCCTCCGAAATGCCATCCCATTGCGTGCGGATACAGTTATTCACCAGCATGGATCAAGTCCAACCGAAGGTCAGGTTGAGTTCCACCAGCGAGTTGGTCGGAGTAGCCACGCCGCTCTTGATGATGCCATAGATCGCCGCGCCGTCATAGACGCGCACGCCACCGTCAAAGCGCCACGGCACCGCCTGCCCCAGCACTTGCAGCGGGATGGGATCGCCCAACCGCTTGAACAGCGCCACGCTGTACTCGCCAGAGGTGTAGGTGGCGTTGTTGCGAATCGTTTGGAGCGTGCGGTGTCCGGTGTCTGCGCCCTGCATGGGGATAGCCGCGCCGAACTTGCCAGCACCGGTTGCGCCCGTGTAGAGAATGTGCGAGGCGGTCGCGGCGGTCTTGCCGATTGGCGCTGATGGGCTTGTCGGAGTGGCACGCGACATGGTGCCTGCGCCGTTCTGGTAGCCCAGCGTCAACTGCGGTGTGCCTGCGCCCAGCGCCGTCGCCTGCGGGTTGAAGAACATGGCGTCAACGCCCACCCCGTCCGAGTAGCGCGGCAACTTCACGTCAATGACGTTCGTGCCCGTGCCCGCATCAGTGAAGGCAATGGCCGTTCCCGCAATGGCGTTCGTGCGACTGGTGGCGAAGCGTGCGGTGGTGGCAGTGACGCGGATTGTGTAGTAGTCCGTGCCCGCAACTAGGCCGGTTGGCAGAGCGCCACCAGAATTGCGGAAGCGGACTTTGCTCAGGGATTGAATGTCGTTGGTGTACGTTCCCAACAATCCCGATGAACTGGTGAAGGTCGTGGTTTCGCCGCCGCCCGTACCTGCACCCGTATCGTGTGGCCACACGACAGTCTGCGCGGTGGTCGTGGTGACGGTGGTGACGTTGATGAATCCAAGCACGTCAACCAGTTGAATCCACGCCGGGACAACGGTGGCCGCGCTGGTTTGCGCCATGCACGTTTCAAGGATCTTGAAGTCGTCGCCAGCCGCGCCGATGTCGCCGCCGTGGTACAGGCTGCCAGCATTGGCCGTCTGGTCAGTGACCGACTGGAACAGTAAGTTGGTGCCCGCGTCAAAGATCGCGTCCGCCTGCGGATAGCCGCCGCCACGGAACAGCGTGTGCCATTCGTTGGCGACTGCTACGGCGGTCGGGTTGAACTGCTTGGCCATGACCGTTTGGTAACGCTTGCCCAGCGCACTCATGGCGTTCAGGCGATTATCGAGACTCGTAAAGCCAGCCATGATTATACCTCTACCCACAGGGTTTTGATTGTTCCATCAAGGATTGCGCCACTCAGCGAACCGTTGGGACGGCACACCATTGACAGGTAGGCGTCCCGGTTGTTCTCGTCTTCAATGGCTGACAGGATGCCAAGGTCGCGCCACAAGTCCCACTCGCTAGGATTCGTGGTTTCGTAGTTGGCAAACGGAGCGAGCGGATAAACCAGCACAATCGCAAGGTTGCCAGCGTCAGCGGTGAAAAACTCTATGGACTCCACCGAAACAACGCCCGCATCGCCTTCTTGCAGCGGAACGAAAATGCCGGGGCATCCCGCCGTTGCCGGTGCCGATGTGGCAATAGTTCCAAGAGTGGTCTGCGTGTTCAGCGTGACGATGGGGGTTAGACGACCGCCCACCCCATTGCTGTTGGTGTAGGTGACGCGAACGGTGATGCCGCCGACGTACGGGAACTGTTCCACCAGCATCATCCGCACGCCAACGCCATCCGTGTGCCGCGTCAGGGTGACGGGGTTCGTCATTTCCTGCACGTCTTCCATCGGGATGAGCGGGTAGTACATCAGATAATCCATCACCATCAGCGATAGCGGGACAGCGCCAGCAGTGGTCGTCACCACCGTCATGCCGGCCAGATACTTGCGATAGCCAGCGCCCTTGTCGTCCCCGTGGTCAAGCCCGCCGTCCGTGCTGCGCCGGAGGATTGTCGCCTCATTCGGGGCACCGTTGGTCATGTACTCAGCAGCGGGATAGCGCCCAAAAAATGTCAGGTCGCAGGCAATGCCAGAGGTGGTGACTACGCTGGGATTCTTTACCCACGGGCGCACCAGCGTGCGCCCCTCGTCAGGCGCAGAAAATAGGCGCTGGTGCGTCAGCATCTTAGATGCTTCGGCCAGTGAGCCACGTCAGCAGTTGGCTGATCTTGACGCGGATCTTGAAGCTCGCGCCTTGAAGCATGCCGATCTTGCCAACGCCGCGCAGAATCACCTTGGGGTTGGCGTAGACGATTGCGCCGTCATGCCCACAGGTGAAGTGCTTGAGTGGTTCCGCATTGGGAACGAGCGTCACCTTCACGGCGCACTCGCAGACGGAGCAGGAGTAAAAGGGCGGGAACTTGGCAGCGAGAGACATCAAGCCTCCGTGACGGTTGCGGCACCTGCGGCGAAGCGAATCACGATGGTGTTACTCACCGCGATGGGCGCATTGAGGTCGCCATAATGCCAGATGACCGTTGCGCCGGTTGCGGCGGTCGTGGTGCACGCGCTGGTGATGGTGTTGCCGGAAGCGCCACACTGCGGATACTCAAAGGCGGCAGTGTTGGCGATAGCGCCACCAGCCGCAGCATCCCAGCCGCCAACCGTGCGAGCGACAGCAACGCCACCCACGTAGTTGGTGAAGGTCGCCTCGTCAGCGTCAGCGGTGTCCGTTGCCGCGTAGCTGGCGGTCGCCAGACGGACGTAGACGTTCACCAGCGGGGCAGCAGAGGCGTTGTCCGCGATGTTAGCCCACGCTACTGCGCGGTACCAAAGGTTAAGGAGGCTATTGCAAGATGTGGTACCCTTTGGCACGTTAGGCTCCAGTGATTTTAGCGATGGCTGCGCGGATTAACGGGCTTAAATATCTGCGAGTTTGCGCAGGGTTCCGCGTGCCTTGGTAATGCGCGCTTCAAGAGAAGTGACTTCGGCAGTCATCGCGTCAATGCGCTCGGTCAGAGCTTCCGCCTGTTTCTCGCGCTTCAGAACATGCGCATCAGCTTCAGCCAGCTTGTCTCCGGCCAGCTTCTGGGCAGCAGCGACCATGCCAGCAGCATCCGACTTGGCATCAGCGATGATGGCAGCAACGTCAGAAGCGGACTTCTGGATTGCTTCATCATTGGCAGCAGCGATGGCGATGGCTTCTGCCTGTGACTTTTCAACGTCAGCAGCGAACTTCATCGCGGCGGCTTCAAGTTCATCAACTTTCTTCTGGCCGTGCTTCAATACGTGTTCAGCACGATTGGCCACTTCAATAACTTCAGCCAGACGACGAACCGACTTGAACATATCCAGAAGCTTGCCTGCTTCCTTTACGGCTGACTGCATGGACATCTGCGCTGGGTCGGTCATGGAAGGCCTCTAAAAGTGATGGTAACGCCAACGGCTTCCGTAACAGGCAGCAAGAATGCGACGGCAGGAAGGGTGACGATACCTGGGGACACCACTTCATCCAGAAACGCCAGCTCTTCCGCAGCGCCTTCAGTCATCCCGCCAAGGAAAACCACAGGCTTGCCCTGAAGATCGCCGCGTACTTCAACCAGGAGCGAAGAATAACTGCCCAGCGCGATACCCACGCAAGCTGATCCGTCAGTCTTCCACTGGAAAGTGCGCGGAGTCTCGGAAATGCGAGTAACTTTGCTCATGTCACCGTCCTGATTTGAAGGCTATAGTCGTGACAGGAATTGTCACGCCAATTCCGGAGGCAGCTTTTTCGCAAGGTCAAGCGATTTGTCGAATAGATCATCGCGTGCTTTCCGTGTCGCCGCATGACGCTGAGCCTCTTCACGACGAGCAAGCATCTGCTGAAGTCCGTAAAGAATGCCAGTGCCACCGCCAGCAGCGCCAAGTAACGTAGCAAGTCCGCTGTCACTTTCGCCGCTCGACTGAATGCCCGTCATCTTAGCGATGCCGATCTCCAGCGTCTTGCTGACGACGCCAGCAACTTCTTGGGCAATGGCTGCGCCGTCAATGCGCGTCTTGCTTTCGGTCTGCGCTGAAGTTTCAGAGTTGCCATTGCGCTCAATGTGAAGCCGTAGCGGTTCAATGGTTCCCGTGACGGTCAGGACCTCACGTGTCGCAGTCTGCGCTTCGTTCGTGGTCTTGGTCTGCGTACAGCCAGCCAAGAAAGCCATAGCCCCGATGATGACGTGCTTGTTCATTTTCTTCGCTCAATCAAAGCGGTGTCATCATTTGATAGCGGCACAGGCGTGTCGCTTGGATCGTACCGCTTAAGCACGCGCAGCGCCCTGGCCGTCACTTCGCTAACGCCATTCAATGCCGCTGCCATTTCGGCAGCTTGGCACCATGCTAATTTTTCACGATCTTCCGACCGCTTGTAAATGATTTCATTGATGTTGCTGATTTGTAACTCTAAACGCTCATTGCGCTCTTCGCATTTTTTATTGCCAATCATGACGAATTTCCAAAGCGCCAAGATCGCGGCGACGAGAACGCTACCGACAGAAGCAGCAGCGGCGAAGGGGATTGAGTCCATTATTCGCCCCGCTTATTGAAATTGTGTTCAGCCAGCCACGCGGCGAAAACTATCGTCATCGCCATGCCGCCGCAGCTGACCAAAAAAGCCAAGAGCACTTCCATGTCAGGCATTCTCTTGAGCGGCAGACACAGGACGGTCTTTTCTGCTAGCTAAATAATCCTGCGCACTTTTGATGTCTGACCAAAGTTCAACCATCGCGTCGACGCTGAATGTCTGCGATTCGCCAGACAAACGCTGGCAGGCGAGGACGATTAAATTCTTCAATGCTTTGTCTGATAATTCCATGGTTAATCCAAGGTGTCGAGTTTGTTAACAATGGCCGTAAACGCCGCGCGCACAGGCGCGGGAATCTGGTCATCAGCGAGTGCGATAAGCTGCGTCTGATCGCTCTGGTGGATTACTGCGTTTTCAGCATCGCGCAAGCGTACGGTCGTGAACGCTGCGAAAGAAAAACGGGGCTGCATATCCGTGTCGTAAGACACCGAGCAATGGAAGTGTGATAC